CATCTTGTTTTATATGAAGAAGTAGAACAACCTAAACCAACACATTGTCAAGGACATTTAAGATTTAGAAAATCTTGTCCTCGTTGTCAGGAGCTAGTAGCATAATGGCTGGATTAAGTGCATCAGGGTTAAAGACACAAATAAGAAGTTATACTGAAACAGACTCTAATGTTTTATCTGACTCTGTTTTAGAAAATATTATTTTAAATGCACAATATAGAATTTTTAGAGATGTGCCTATTGATGCAGATAGAAAACAACAACTGGGTAATTTTGTTGCTGGACAAGAATCTATCAACGCACCAGCAGGATGTGTATTTGTTAGAGGTATACAAGTATATGATACAAATGGATCAGCGATTACAGGAGCTAATAGATGGCTAGAGAAAAAAGATATGACTTATCTTCAAGAATATCAGGATGTGACAGGAACCTCCGCAGCTCAAGGTCAACCTAAATACTATGCTATGTTTGGTGGTGCTACTGGAGAATCTGATACTACATCTGGTAGAATATTTTTAGCTCCTACACCAAATACTACATATAGATTTAGAATCCATTTTAACAAAGCACCAGCGTTATTAGAAAATGATGATACTAATTATATTAGTATGAATTTTCCAAATGGGCTATTATATTGTTGTTTATCAGAGGCATATGGATTTTTAAAAGGTCCAATAGATATGTTGACACTTTACGAAAATAAATATAAACAAGAAGTACAGAAGTTTGCTAATGAGCAAGTTGGTAGAAGACGAAGAGATGACTACACAGATGGCGCTGTTCGTATTCCGGTAACTTCAGCAAACCCGTAGGAGAAAATTATGGCAATATCATCAGCAATATGTTCAAGTTTTAAACAAGAACTTTTACAAGGTAAACACAGTTTTGAATCTTCAGGTGGACACACTTTTAAGATTGCTCTTTTTACAAGTTCAGCTTCTTTGGGTGCAGCAACTACTGATTATTCAACATCAAATGAAATAACAAACACATCTGGATCTGCATATAGTGCAGGTGGTGCAACTTTAACAAACTCTGGTGTATCACTATCTTCAACAACTGCATTTACAGATTTTTCTGATGTAACTTACACATCAGCTTCTTTTACTGCAAATGGAGCTTTAATTTATAACACAACAACAGATGGTGGTTCAGGAACAACTGACGCTGTTTGTGTTATTGCATTTGGTGGTGACAAGACAGCAAGTAATGGAACTTTTAAAATTGAATTTCCAACAGCAGATTCTTCTTCAGCAATAATTAGATTAGCGTAGGAGGCCGACCATGTCGGTATCTTCAGGATGGGGCCGATTAACCTGGGATCAGGCTAATTGGAACGAAGCCGTAACTTTAAAAACAGGTTGGGGTGCACAAGCTTGGAACGATGGTGAATGGGGAGAACTTAAAGATGCTATCGCATTTCCAACAGGTTTATCTATTACATCTAATGTTGGTTCAGTAGATGTACCTGATCAAATAATTACACCTACAAGTTTTGAAATAACATCATCACAAGGTGAAGCTTTCACTCCTGTTATGGTGGAAGGAATATCAGCAACGTTTTCGATTGGTTCAGTATCTGTGGTGGATATGCAAGTTGGACTAACAGGTCAACAAGCAACTTTTGCTACTTCTAATGTAGAAGTTAATGACATGACTATTGGTCTAACAGGTCAGTCATTTACTGCAAGTCAAGGAACAGCAAAAGCGCCAAACGAAACAGCAATTCTTTCTGGTGTGGCAATCACATCAGCACAAGGAACAGCACAAGGTATTTCTTCACAAGAGGCACAATTAACAGGTGTTCAATTTTCAGCTAGTCTGGGAACTGTAACGATACCAAATGATGTGGTTCAACCATCAGGATTAGAAGCCACTTTTGCTCAAGGGACTATTGTAGGATTAGGTAGTGCTATTGCTCAACCAACAGGTCAGTCTGCTACTGCTTCTGTTGGCTCTTTAACAATAGAAGAAGGTCTAGGATTAACTGGTCAATCTTTCAGTGCTAGTGTTGGATCTATTTCAATAACAGATATTACAGTAGGATTGACAGGACAGTCTGCATCGTTTAGTATTGGGGCTGTAGATATATTTGCTTACGGTGATGTTGACACTGGTTCAAATACATCATATAGTAATGTTTCAACGGGTTCGAATGACTCTTATTCGGATGTTGCAACTGGATCAAATACAAGTTATAGTGACGCTGCATAGGAGATAAAATATGGCATCAACATACACACCACTAGGTGTAGAACTTCAAGCAACTGGTGAAAACGCAGGAACTTGGGGTACAAAAACAAATACAAATTTACAGCTTATAGAACAAATAGTTGGTGGTTTTACGCAACAGTCAATAGCTGGAGGCGCACAAACAACTGCATTGTCTGTTTCTGATGGATCAACTGGTGCTACTCTTGCACATAGAATGATAGAATTTACTGGTACAATTACAGGAAATCAAATTGTAACTATACCTTTGGATGTTCAAACTTTTTATATTTTAAGAAACTCAACTTCTGGTGCTTACACAGTTCAATTTAAATATACCTCTGGTTCAGGAGGCACGGTCACTTTTTCAACAACAGATAAAGGCGATAAAATAGTAGTCGCTATGGCTGATGATGGGACTAACCCTAACATAAAAGAAATAGCTTTAGGACTTACAGAAATTTCTGAAGACACATCTCCACAATTAGGTGGTAATCTAGACACTAATTCTCACAATATTTTAATTGATGATGCACATTTTATTGCTGATGAAAACAGTAATGAACAAATTATTTTTCAAACCACATCATCTGCAGTAAATCAAATAGATGTAACTAACGCTGCAACAGGTAATAGTCCATCTATTGAAGCAACAGGTGATGATTCTAATATAGATTTAACGGTTGGTCCAAAAGGCACTGGTAAAATTATAGCTAAATCTGGAGGCACAAATCCAGGTTCAATTCAGCTTAATTGTGAAAATAACAGCCACGGGATTCAGCTTATGTCACCTGCACACAGCGCAGGTCAAAGTTATGTTGTAAAATTTCCAACAGGAAATATAACAGCAGGGACATTTTTAAAGGTAGATAGTATATCAGGATCAGGGACCACAGCTACAGGTCAATTATCCTTTGATTCTTCACCAGCAACAACAGGAAAAGCTATTGCAATGGCAATCGTTTTCGGTTAAAAGGAGTAAATTATGGCTAACCCAAATATAGTATCAGTAACAGGCATTAAAGGTGAATCGGTAGGATACAACCTAACAGCAACTACAACCACAACTTTATTAACAGTAGCTTCGGATAAAATTGTAAAAGTAAATAGAATTACAGTTGCAAACGTCGATGGAACTAATGCAGCTGATGTTACAATTTCAGTCACAAAAGCAAATTTCACTCCAGATGGTATTTCTAATTTTGATACTTCTGGAACTTTTCACTTAGCAAAAACGGTATCGGTTCCAGCTGACGCAACGTTAGTTTTACTTGATACTCCAATTTATTTAATGGAAGGTGATGTACTTAAAGGTGGAGCAGGTGCAGCATCTGATCTAGATTTATTCGTATCATATGAATCGATAGACGACGCGTAGGAGGTACTATAGGCTATGGCAAATGGCGGAATAATAGGACCAACAAACGTAACGTCTCGTGGTAAGAATACAGTTACATCTAAAACATCTACAGGAACTATCACAACACAACCAGGGACTAGATTTATTAACACATTAGTAGTTGCTGGTGGAGGCGGCGGTGGATCTACTAGAGCTGGTGGTGGCGGTGGAGGTGGTTTTAGATCTTTTTCAAACATAAGTGTTTGTGGAAACTCACCTTATCCTAGCACTGTAGGTGCAGGAGGTGCAGCAGGTACGGCCCCTTGTAGAACTGGATCAGCTGGCGGTTTATCAAAAATAATAATAAATTGCACAACATATCAATCTGATGGTGGTGGCGGTGGTGGTAACGAAGGTGGTTCAGGAACTAATGGTGGTTCTGGTGGTGGAGCAACTAGTGGTGGAAGTGCTGGATCAGGTAACACACCTCCTACAAATCCTCCTCAAGGAAATAATGGTGGTGGTGCTGAAGGTCCTTCAGCAGCAAATGTTTATGGAGCTGGTGGTGGCGGTGGAGCTGGTGCTGTAGGTGGATGTGGTAATCAACCTTCTAATGCTGGTGCTGGTGGTGCTGGTTCGACAAGTAATATTACAGGTTCTTGTGTAACTTACGCTGGAGGTGGTGGAGGTGGAACATATTTAGGAAGAGGAAGTGCTGGAGCTGGAGGATCAGGTGGCGGTGGAGCTGGTTCTACAGGAGCTTGTGCAACCGATGGAACTGCAAACACTGGTGGTGGAGGTGGAGGAGCAGGTAATCCTGGAAGTAATAATGGTGGTGGAGCAGGTGGTTCAGGAATAGTAGTAGTAAAAGAATTAGATAAAGCATCAGGAGTTTTCTCATTAGCAGATCAATTTGATGCAACAGAAGATGGTACATGGCCTAAAAGAGAAGTATCAATAGATTACTTGGTCGTTGCTGGTGGTGGTGGAGGAAATCCTTATGGTGGTGGAGGTGGTGCAGGAGGTTATCGTGCATCAGGATATGGCCCAAGTCCATTGCAAGGATCAGCACAAGAATTAAGTTTAGGAAGTTATACAGTTACAGTTGGAAGTGGTGGAAGTGCTGGTGGAGCAGGAAACACTTCAGTGTTAGGTTGTATAACTTCAGCAGGTGGTGGTGGAGGTGGTTTTGCTTGTAGTTCAGGGACAGGAGGTTCTGGTGGAGGAGAAGGTATGGCAAGTTCTCCTACTAATTCAGGATCAGCAGGAAATACCCCACCAGTAGATCCTCCTCAAGGAAATGCTGGAGGTTCTGCTAACATAGGTCCAAGTCTCGCTAGTAGAGGTGGTGGAGGTGGTGGAGGAGCTACTGCAGTAGGAGCAAATGGTAGTTCAGGCACAGGTGGAAATGGTGGTGCAGGAGCACCAAACGATATTTTAGGTTCAGCTACTACATACGCAGGTGGTGGAGGTGGAGCTACAGATAGTAGAGCCCCTTCAGCTGGAACAGCTGGAACTGGTGGAGCTGGAGGTGGCGGTGACGGAGTAAATGGAATTAGTCCTAGTAGTAAAGTTGGTGGAGCTGGAACAGCTAATACTGGTGGAGGTGGTGGAGCTGGAACTATTGCATCACCAGATGGATCATCATATGGACCTGGTGGAGCAGGTGGTTCAGGTATCGTAGTTGCGAGAACGCCAGGAACTTCAGGAGCTGTTTTTTCAGCTAGTCCAGGATGTGTAAGTTTAGTAACAGGGGGAACTGATGGTTCACAAATTGCAAAATTTACAGGTTCAGGAACTTTAACTATACAAGATTCAAGTGCTGCTACTAGTGTAGAATATTTAATTGTAGCTGGTGGTGGAGGTGGTGGCTTTCAAAGAGGTGGTGGAGGTGGAGCAGGAGGATTGCTTACATCTTATTGCACACCATCTGTATGTTCTGTAAGTTTATTACCAGGAACTCATCCAGTAACTGTTGGAGCAGGTGGAACAGGTGGTTCTCATCCTTCAACAGCACCTACAAATGGTAGTGATAGTGTATTTTTTGGATTAACAGCAGTTGGAGGTGGAGCTTCTGCCAACTCTGCTTTTTCTCCTGTATTTAACGCTCAACCAGGAGGTTCTGGAGGTGGTGGTAAAGGAGCCAGTGGTAGTCCTTCAGATGCTGGAGGAAGTGGTACATCTGGTCAAGGTAATGATGGTGGAGATGGTTCACCTGGAGCACCTTACGGAGCTGGTGGTGGAGGTGGAGCAGGAGCTGTTGGAGGAGATGGTTCTAGCGGTGTTGCAGGAAATGGTGGAGCAGGTTTAGCAAATTCTATTACAGGATCACCTGTTGTAAGAGCTGGTGGTGGTGGAGGTGGAACTTTTGAACATTCAACTCACTCTGCTGGATCTGGTGGTACAGGTGGTGGTGGAGACGCTGGAGATTCTTCATGTGCTGCATCTGCTGGAACTGCAAACACTGGAGGAGGCGGTGGTGGAGGCGCATTTACTAATACTACTTGCGGTGCTGCTACAGATCAAGGAGCAGCGGGAGGATCTGGAGTTGTTATAGTTCGTGTACCGGGATGTACAAGTATATCAGTAGCACCAGGAACTAATAGTATTGCAACATTACCAGCCCCAGCTGGAGGATGTAAAGTAGCCTCATTTACAGTAACTGGAACGTTGACAATTAGTTAAGATTAAAATATAAAATATAAATTTAAGGAGTAATAATATGGCACATTTTGCAGAATTAAAAGCAATGAAAGATCCAACAGGATTTACAGAAGATTCACATCAAATAGTACAAAGAGTTGTAGTTGTAGGAAATGATGTAGTCCCTTCAGATATGCATGTTGATGGAGAAACATGGTGTATTAATTTTTTCAAAGGTGGTATTTGGAAACAAACTTCTTACAATCATAATTTTAGAAAACAATATGCAGGTATCGGAATGGTATATGATCCTGTAAAAGATAAATTTTTAAATGAACAACCTTTTGCTTCATGGTCATTAGATGATAATGATGATTGGCAAGCACCAATAACTTATCCATCGATTATAGATGATGGTCAAGCAACACCAGAATGGTTTTATCTAATTAAATGGGATGAGGATAAATATAACTCTGACAACACTAAAGGTTGGGAAGCAACTAAATCAAACGACGAATCGGAAACACCTACCAAATACAATTGGAATGGCACAGCTTGGGTGTCCGAATAGGAGACTCAAATGCCAAGAAATAAATCTGGCTCAGCAAACGGTGGAGTAATTGGAAAAACGAATAAAACTTCGTTTGGAAAAGGCACTGTTACATCTAAAACATCCACAGGAGCAATAACAACACAACCAGGAACAAGAGTTGTTCAAGCCTCTATAGTTGCAGGTGGTGGAGGTGGCGCAGCTGGATGTGGTGGTGGCGGTGGCGGCGGTGCCGGTGGTTTTATTTGTAAAGAAATTAATGTTTCTGGAAATACATCCTATACAGCAACAATTGGTGCTGGTGGGGCTTCAGGAACAGGACCCGAAGGATCAGCACCAGGTTGTGCTGAAGGAACTACAGGATCTAATTCTGTATTTGCATGCAATACATCATCTGGTGGTGGAGGTGGTGGATCAGGTGAAGACAACTCTACTAACGTAGGACAAGCAGGTGGTTCTGGTGGTGGAGGTGGTGGTAATAGTTGTGCAGGTGCGGGAGGATCTGGAACTGCGTGTCAAGGAAATGATGGCGGTGCTGGTAACTTTGTGTCAGCTGGTGGTGGAGGTGGTAAAAATGCTGCTGGATCTGCGTCTACAAGAACTCCTGGCAGTCCTTCAGGAAACTCAGGAGCAGGTGGAGCAGGACTTTCGTCTCCAATAAATTGTACAACTTATGCAGGTGGTGGAGGTGGTGGAATAAAAGGTGATCAATCAGGATCAGCAGGTGCAGCTGGATCTGGTGGTGGAGGAGCAGGTGGTAAAGGAGCTGCAGGATCAGCAGCATGTGCTAACACTGGTGGAGGTGGTGGAGGTTCAGGAAGAAGAACTTCTCCCGCATCAAATTTTCCAGGTGGAGCAGGTGGTTCAGGAATAGTCATCGTAAAAGAATTAGATAAAGCAAGTGGTGTGTGGTCAATGCAAAGTCAATTTCAAGCCAAGCAACAAGGAACATGGCCACAGTTTTTACTTAGTATAGATTATTTAGTAGTCGCTGGTGGAGGTTCTGGTGGTTCTCAATCTTCTGGAGGTGGCGGAGCAGGAGGGTATAGAGCCTCTGGTTATGGGCCCTCTCCTTTACAAGGAGCTGCAGCAAAATTAACACCAGGAGCTTATACAATCACAGTAGGAGCAGGTGGAGCAGGTACAGGTGGACCAGCACATCCAGTTTCTCCAGCTGAACAACCAGGTAGACAAGGAACAGATTCTATATTTGATACAATTACTTCTACAGGAGGTGGAGCAGGAGTACACCAATTAACTGATATGCCTAACGGTCGAGGAGGTTCTGGTGGTGGAGGATCTTGTAATGCTGGATCTTTTCCTGAAGTTGATTCAAATGGAAATACACCTCCTACAACTCCTCCTCAAGGTAATCCTGGAGGAAGAGGAACTACATTATCACCAGGAGGTGTAGGTGGTGGTGGAGGTGGTGGTGCCACTGCAAAAGGAGCAAATGCAAGTGGTAGTAGTGGTGGAAATGGAGGAGCAGGAGCACCAAATACAATTTTAGGACCTGACACAACATACGCCGGTGGTGGAGGTGGTGCCTTTGATTCTAGAAACCCTGGAACAAGTGCAGGTGCAGGAGGAGCTGGTGGAGGTACTGCTGGAGTTGGTCCAGGAAATTCTGATGACGCTGCTGCTAATACAGGTGGAGGTAGTGGTGGTGGAAATTATGGAAGTAGCACAGGTGGATCAGGAAATGGTGGATCAGGAATTGTAGTAGTTAGAGGTCCAAGTGCTGTTACATTTGCAGTAGCCCCTGGAACAAATTCAACAGCAACACACCCTGGTGGAGACAAGTTAGCTACTTTTACAGTTTCTGGGACATTGACAATTTCTTAATAATCAATATAAGAAAGACATAGAAAGATGAACCTTACAAATTATTATTGGTATTTTCAATCAGCTATACCTTCTCGTATATGTGATGACATTGTAAAATATGGTCAACAACTTCAAGATCAAATGGCAGTGACTGGTGGTTATGGTAATAAAAAATTAAATCAAAAAGAAATTAAAGATTTAAAAACAAAAAGAGATTCTAATATTGTTTGGATGAGCGATAGATGGGTGTATAAAGAAATACAACCTTATGTGCATCAAGCAAATGCAAATGCAGGTTGGAATTTTGAATGGGATTTTTCTGAGTCTTGTCAGTTTACAAAATATAAAAAAGGTCAATACTATGATTGGCATTGTGATAGTTGGGATAAACCATACATAAGACAACAACCTAACGATCCATCACATGGTAAGATTAGAAAACTATCTGTTACTGTAACTTTATCAGATCCAAAAGATTATAAAGGGGGTGAACTAGAATTTGATTTTAGAAATTTAGATCCGGATAAAAAACCTAATATACATAAATGTAAAGAGATATTGCCTAAAGGATCTTTAGTTGTATTTCCTTCATTTGTATGGCATAGAGTATGTCCAGTTAAAAGTGGAGAACGTAACAGTTTGGTGATTTGGAATTTAGGGTGGCCATTTAAATAAAGGAGAATATGAAAAAGAAAAAAACAAAAGTTAAAAAACAAAAAATACTATCTTTTCCAAAAAAATTAAATTTAGAACAATATTTTGCATCACCTATATGGTGGGCTGATGAACCTAGTTTTGTTGATAAATTAAACAAAGCATCAGATCCATACATTGAAGATTCAAAGAAAAGATTAAAACCAGCTATTAATGAACGTAATAAAAAATTTGGTGATAAAGGAGATATGGGTCATGTATTTCATTCTACATCATTAATAGGAGATCCTAATTTTTTAGAATTACAAAATTATATAGGTGCAACTGCACATAATTTATTAGGTGAAATGGGTTTTGATTTAACAAACTATCAATTATTTACTACAGAATTATGGGTACAAGAGTTTGCTAAAAAAGGTGGTGGACATCATACTTTACACACTCATTGGAATGGTCACATATCTGGTTTTTATTTTTTAAAAGCAGATGAGTCTACATCATTGCCAATGTTTGAAGATCCAAGACCAGGTAATGTTATGAATCTTTTACCGGAAAAAGATAAAACAAAAGTAACTTATGCATCCTCACAAATTAATTATCAAGCAAAACCAGGCAGAATGATATTCTTTCCATCATACTTACCTCATCAATACATCGTAGATATGGGTTATGAACCATTTAGATTTATACATTGGAATTGTCAGGCTATACCAAAAGGAGTGTTAAATGTCGTTCAAAAAAAATAAATACAGTGTTTTAAAAGGAGCTATTTCAAAAGAGTTAGCAGATTTTGTTTACAAATACTTTAAAAATAAAAGAAACGTTGCAAGAGTATTATTTGATCAAAGATATATATCACCATTTACAGAATATTGGGGTGTGTGGAATGATAGTCAAGTTCCAAATACTTATTCACATTATAGTGATATGGCTATGGAGACTTTATTACAAGAGGTAAAACCTGTTATGGAAAAACATACAGGACTAAAATTATCAGAGACATATTCCTACGCAAGAATATATAAAAACGGAGATGTTTTAGCTAGACACAAAGATAGATACTCATGTGAGATATCTACCACATTAAATTTAGGTGGTGACTCATGGCCTATATATCTTGATCCGACAGGTAAACAAGGTCAAGCTGGTATTAAAGTAGATCTTAAACCAGGAGATATGTTAATATATTCTGGTTGTGATTTAGAACATTGGCGAGATGAATTTAAAGGTAAAGATTGTGGGCAAGTATTTTTACATTATAACAGAGCTAATTCAAAAGCTGCTAAAGAAAACGCATTAGATAAAAGACCTTTATTAGGTTTACCTGCTTGGTTTAAAGGTACTAAGTTGACTAATTCTAAAAAATAGTCTATAAAAAAGACTGGTACGGGGGCACCACCACACCACACCCCCGTGCTTTTATTCTGTTAAATAAGTAATAAATTTGCTATAAATGGATTTATTATGCTACAAAAGATAGGTTTTCAGCCAGGTATAAATAAACAAATTACTGACACAGGAGCAGAGGGTCAATGGACAGACTGCGATAATGTTAGGTTTCGTTATGGTATTCCAGAAAAAATAGGTGGTTGGAAACAATTAGGTGACGATGCTTTAACTGGTGCTGGTAGAGGGTTACATCATTTTGTAAATAGTAAAGCTAGAAAGTATGCAATTATTGGCACAAACAGAATTTTATATGCATTTTCTGGTGGTGTATACTATGACATACATCCTATCAAATCTACAACAACGCTTACAAGTGCATTCACCACGACCAACGGATCACAAACTGTTACAATAACTTTTAGTGGAGATCATGGCATAGGTGCACAAGATATAGTTTTATTAGATAATTTTTCTGCAATAACAAATTCTGATTTTGCAGCTGCAGATTTTAACGACAAAAAATTTATGGTTACAAGTGTGCCATCAGCAACCACCATTACAATTACAATGCCATCAAATGAAACAGGTAGTGGTGCAACTACATCAGGAGGGATTAGAGTACAACATTATTACCCTGTAGGACCAGCGGTGCAAGCAAAAGGTTTTGGTTGGTCTTTAGGATCTTGGGGTGGTGAAGTAGCAGGTGAACCAACAACAACTTTATCTGGTGCTATTAACTCTTCAACTACAACCGGTATTATATTAGCAGACGTATCACAATTTCCAGACACAGGTACAAACTTTATAAAAATAGGTACAGAAGAAATATCTTACACAGGTATAAGCACATCTAATGAATTAACAGGTGTTACAAGAGATGTGAGAGGAACTTCACCTGATTCACATGGTGCTGGAGATACTGTTACTAGCACAACAAATTTTGTGGCATGGGGTGAAGCAGCATCAGGAGACTTAGTATTAGAACCTGGTATGTGGTCATTAGATAATTTTGGTGATAAAGCTATTTGTCTTATTCATGACAGTGCGGTGTTTGAATGGAACTCTGCAGCAGCAGGAGCAGAAAACATTAGAGCCAGCATTATATCTGGTGCGCCAACAGCATCAAGACATATGTTAGTATCAACACCTGATAGACACTTAGTATTCTTTGGAACAGAAACAACTATTGGAGATACATCAACACAAGATGACATGTTTATTAGATTCTCTGACCAGGAAGATATTAATACATACACACCATCGGCAACCAATACGGCTGGTACACAAAGATTGGCTGACGGATCACAGATCAGAGGAGCAATTCGTGGTAGAGATTCAATTCTTGTTTGGACTGATACAGCTCTATTCACTATGCGTTTTGTTGGTCAACCTTTTACCTTTGCCTTTTCACAGGTAGGTACAAACTGTGGACTCGCAGGACAGAATGCTTGCGTTGAGGTCGACGGTTCAGCATACTGGTTGTCTGAAAATGGTTTTTTTAGATATGCTGGTAAATTAGAATCACTACCTTGTTTGGTAGAAGACTTTGTATATAATGATATAAATTTAGAATCCGGTAATCAAATGATATCTGCTGGATTAAATAATCTCTTTGGTGAAGTTATGTGGTTTTATCCAACCTCCTCATCCTCTGTTGTAAATAGAATGGTTGCGTATAACTATTTTGATTCTTCACCACAAAGACCAGTATGGACTGTGGGCACACTTGCTAGAACAATGTGGCAAGACTCTGCTGTATTTGGTAGCCCACATGCAACAGAATATACCGCAGGTAATGATTCATCTTTTGATGTCGTGGGCAACACAGAGGGTAGAACAATTTATTATCAACATGAAACAGGGACAGATCAAGTTCAAGGTGGAACTACAACTGCAATACTTGCAAACATATCTTCTGGAGATTTTGACATAAGTCAAAGAAGAGGTATTACAGGTCAATCAACAGGTATAGCAGATCTTAGAGGAGATGGTGAGTTTTTAATGAAAGTTAGAAGATTCATACCAGACTTTATATCACAAACAGGAGCAACAAGAGTCACAATAAATTTAAGAGATTTTCCAAACGATGCAAGAGCAAGTTCTTCTCTTGGACCTTTTGATATAACATCTAGTACAAAGAAAGTTGATACAAGAGCAAGAGGTAGAGCGGTGTCTTTAAAAATAGAAAATACATCATCTAATCAGAGTTGGAGACTTGGAACTTTTAGATTAGACATACAACCAGATGGACGTAGATAATGCCACTAAATAAAAAAGGTAAAAAGATAATGAAATCTATGAAAAAACAATATGGCAAAAAACGTGGTGAACAGGTTTTTTATGCATCACTAAACAAGAAAAAAATTAAAGGAGTTAAAAAAGGATAATGGCAAAGATAGTACAAGTATTAACAAGACCAAGTGAACAGTATGATCTGCCAACAGCAGAAGCACAGGTTAGGGATCTCGATGCGATTGTAGAAAAATTAAATACTACGTTTCAAGAAGAATTAAAACAAGAGGTAGAAGCACAAAACTTCTTTTTAAATTAATGGCTAATAGTTTTAAAAATAAAAAAGTAGATTTAACTACAACAGATTTAACAACTTTGTATACAGTGCCAACTGCAACTACGACTGTTGTAAAATCATTGTTGGTATCTGAGGATGCTGGATCAGGAAGTACAATAACAATAACTTTAGTAAATTCTAGTGGCACTATATTTAATTTATTTAAAGATAAAGCTATAGGGTCCAAAGCAACAACAGAACTTTTAACTCAACCTCTTGTTATGGAGGAGAGTGAGGTGCTTAAAGTACAAGCTGCTGACGCGAACGAGCTGCACGTCATAGCTTCTATATTAGAAATACAGCCAAGAGAGGTAACAACATAGTGAAAGACATACCAATAATAGAACCAAAAGAGATTATAACAACGATAACAAATATGAAAACAGGCGAAAAATATAAAGATGATAATGAATGGAAATCAAAGGGAATACCAGAATCTGACATAAGAAAAGACGTTAGGGTTATCATGCCTAGCCTTGATTTATTTGGAGAAACAAAATAGAATAGTACAATGGCCATTACAAACGCACAGCAATACAAACAACTCGTAAACCCACCGATGAAAGGTAATAAAAGACCTGGGTATCGTGGTGATGATGCAGCTTATTCAACGGGAGCTGCACAAATGGGTAGAGCAGATCCAGGGACTCGTTCTGGAGGACCTTCAGGGGGACCTGATAGAGGAGGAAGAGATGATGTAGTTACAGCAGGTGCTTTAAGAAGAAATCAATTAGCTTTAGAAAATATGGCGTATAAAAGAGGTCAAGCAGAATTAGATAATCTTAAAATAGCAGATACAAGATTTCCTGCATTTTTTCCAGGTAGTACACTTTTAAATATAGGTTTAGGAGCTACAACAAAACGTAGACAAAAAATGTTGGATAGAAATGTAGATTATTTTAAAAATTTATCAGGAATAGAAAATAAAGGTTATCCTAAAACAGCGGAGGGATATAGACAATACATGAAAGACAGATTAGCGGGTAAAATAGATGCTGCTGGTAATACTATAATGACAGACGGTGATGACCCTCAACAACCTATTATACCTGTAGATACAATATTTAACACGGACCAAGAAACAGAAACAGAAGAAGAAGCTGAAGGTTTAAGATTAGCATTTAGAGCTAATGGTGGTATCATAGGTGGTTTATCTGACGGTCAAATAGACGAGATGGGTAGACAGATGTACGGTCTAGGTAAACTTGTTAAGAAAGCAACAAGAGCAGTTAAAAAAATTGTAAAGTCACCGATAGGTAAAGCTGCATTAATAGCTGGTGGAGGTTATTTATTAGGAGGTGGCACTGTGTTTAATAAAGCATTACCTGGTATAGGAACTGGTGGAGGTTTTTCTTTTAGAAATATATTACCAAATTTAATAGGAGTTAAAGAATCAGGTGGAGTAGGAGTAGGTTTTGAAGGCATACTAGGTAAACTTGGATTAACAAAAGGTTTTGGTTCAGCAATGCCAACAGCTTTAAGTGGTATATTAGGAGCATCAGTAGCAGCAGGATTACTAACACCTGAACAAGAAGAGCAAGCACAACAATTAGCAGACGAAACTGGATTTAGTATAGAAGAAGCTAGAAACTCCATTTTACAAGCTGCAAAAGAAAATTATGCTATGGACTTTAGAGCAAGAGGTTTTAAAGCAGATGGTGGTAGAATAGAATATCAAGAAGGTTCAAAAGAACCAGTAGCTAAGAAGACTATGCCATTATTAGATATGGGTGGTATGGAAAAAGATTATAGAGAAGATGGTGGATTTGTACCGATAGGTAGAATGGAAAAAGCGGATGATGTACCTGCAAGATTGTCTAAGAATGAATTTGTATTTACGGCTGATGCCGTTAGAAATGCAGGTGACGGAGATGTGGACAAAGGCGCAGAAGTTATGTATAACATGATGAAGAACCTCGAATCCGGAGGTGACGTATCTGAAGAATCGCAAGGATTAGAAGGCGCAAGAAGAATGTTTCAAACATCACAAAGATTAGAGGAAGTATTATAATGGCTGTTCAAACTGTACAAAATATACCTGCAGATTTTATTAAAAATTTAGGAGTAGATTTAGGAAAACAAATTACGGCACAGTCAGGTGTGCCTACAGTATCGGTTGGATTAGCAGGCATATCACAACAACCTGGTGAATCACCTGAAGATTTTGCAGCTAGACAACAAGCGGCAAGAGAATTTACAACAAGACAAGAAAGTTTAGCAGGCCTTGCACCAACAGTTGCAGGTCAAGACGTACTACAACAAACAGCAACTAGATTAGGAGCAGAGGCTGCAGGAATAGATCCAACCACTGGACAAAAAACTGGGTTAGCTTCTTTTGAACCATTTTTAAATCAAGCACAAACACAAGCACAAGTTGCTGCTGGATTAGGAACACAGGCTCTTGGACAATTAGGAACAGCAGGAGCAACACTAGGTGGTGTGCCACTAGGAGCACAAGCTTTTCAACAAGACGTATCTCAATTTATGTCCCCATATCAATCACAAGTGATTGATGCAACACTACAAGAATTTGATCGTAACAAAGCTATACAAGAACAGCAGATACGAGATCAACAAGCAGCTTTGGGTGCGCTCGGCAGTGGTCGAGCGGGAGTGCAACTCGCAGAGTTTGGCACAGGGGCTGCGAGAGAACGTGCATTATTACAAGCCGGTCTCTTGCAACAAGGATTTAATCAAGCTTCAGCACAAAGACAACAGGACATACAAAATAGATTTGGTTTAGGTCAGGCGCAAGCTGGGATTGCAAGTCAAACACAAGGTTTAGGTGCTTTTCAATCTGGATTAGCTGGTCAACAAGCACAACTTGGTGGAATTTTACAAGGATTACAAGGAACAGATATTTCACGTTTAGGTCAGTTGGGCGCACTGAACCAAGCGCAAGAACAAGCAAGAAGAGATGCAGAAAGAGAAGCAGCAAGACAAGCTACATTCTTACCACAAGAAAGGTTAGATAGATTTGCTGGTCAAGTAACAGGATTGATGGGTGGTTATCCTGGTCAAACACAAACAACAAACATACCTAACCCTACACCATTACAAACTGCATTAGGAGTTGGTACTACACTTGCTGGTATTTATAGTGGATTAAAAACAGGAGACCCAGGTTTCTTTAAAAACCTTACAAAGGGAATCTAATATGAGCAGAACACTTAAAAGACCAATGTTTAGAATGGGTGGTGCAACAGGAACTGGCATTACATCTGGTTTAGATAGAAAACCTTTTCAACAAGGAACTGATCCATATGACAGAGCTATGAAAACCACAGAAAGATTTATGACAGACATGGATAGATTTAGAGGTGAAACGCCAGCGTTTGCACCAAGTGCGTTACCAGGTTTCTTAACACAGTTTGGTTTAAATTTATTATCACAATCACCACAAGGTAACATATTTCAAACAGCTGCGACAGCCGCTAAAGAACCTTTTCAAACATTTCAAGCATCAACTTTAAGAAGACAAGAAGATATAGCTGACAGAAGAGATGATATATTTGGCACGGCTCTTGCATCAGAGTATGATTTAGAAGCACAAAGAATTAAAAGTCAAGGTCAGTCTGATGATGATAGAAAAACACCAGAAGTAGAACGTGGTATTATTGAAGATGCACAAAATAATATATTTGCAGCAAGAGATATATTAAAAAATAAAAACTCTACAAAAGAACAAATACAAAATGCAGAAAGAACTATTAAAGTAAATCAAAATGTTCTTGTAAAAGAATTAGGGGTGCCAGCAGAGTACGCTGCAATCATATCTTCTGCAGAGTTATTTGATGCTGAAATGGACGCTGTTGTTGCAACATTTAATGACAAAAATCAAAAATTAGCAGAAGAATATATGAAAGATAATCCAGACGTTCCAGTAACAGAAGTTTTAAAAATTTATCCACAAATAGAAGTTGGTTCTGCAAAAGCAAGAGCCCTTACAATAGAAGATTTAAAAAATAGATTCTTTTATGCAGAAGGTGGTAGAGCAGGGTTCAAACTGGGAACACCTGACCCAATGATGGAATCTGTTGCAAAGCAACCAAAAGGTGAGGTACAAGAATTATCCTACACAGAACTTAGATCAAGACTACCACAAGAAATTTCAAATGATATTGTTATGCTTTTAGCCAACAGCAAACAAGCATTAATAGATTTTGCTAACATTCAAACAACAGAGGATATCGCTAGTTTCAATCAACAATATGACGTGAACTTGTCAATGCCATCGGGAGCGTAGATGGAACCTTTTAATAAAAGAAAAATTATCTTAGATCAAGATCAAGTCAAAGAGACACTTACATCCTCTTTACAAAAAACACTTACCAAACAAAAGAAACCTGTAAAATTTACATGGGAAGGTCTTAAAAATTTTAGCAAAGTATTTACCACAAATCCTTTCGACAAGATGAGAAATGAAAGACTCATGGAGTTGATGGACAACAAAGATAAACCAAAAGAAAAAGACTATATAGATTTTTTTGAGGACATGGAAAAATCTATATATGGTGCTGTACAAAATATAGGTTACTCATTTGGTGATCTTATTACTACTGGTATTGATGCAGCAGCTGATACTAACCTTACAGAAAGATTAGATAAGATTTATGATGAAAGTAAAATAGATGACCCTGAAACATTATTAGGGACAGTAAATAAAGTTCTGATTGAATATGGTCTACCAGGTGGTGCCGTATTTAAAGTAATGAATAGAGCTAAAAAATTACTCAAGGCTAAAAAGGTAAAAGATACATCAATAGCTGCAGGCACTGCAGGAACTAAGATAGCTAATATTGCAAAACGATCTGGTTATATGGCAGCTGCTTTTGGTGCAACAGATTTTATCACGTCAGGTGCAAGACAAAGAAAGGGTGATGAACCACTGATTATGGACCTTGAAAGTGAGGAGGGTTTAGATGGTCAAGATTTGGCACTTACTAGATTTAGAAATAAAATTAGATTTGGTGCCGAAGGAACTTTAATAGGTGCATTGTTTCCCTTAATGGGTAAACCACTTGCTAAAGTTGCAACGTTTGGTGCAAAGTATGGATTGATGAAACCAGCAGGCTACGCACTACGAGGTGTTGATACATTAGCTGTTAGACCTGCAACATATCTTTTATCAAGAATACCAGGGTCCACAGCTGCTGGTAAAGGTATAAGAAATGCAAGTAGCTATGTCGTAGATAAAACATTATCTACAGTATTAACTGGTAGTCCTAAAAAACAATTACCAGCGTTTGAAAAATGGAGAATGTTTTCAACAACAAGTGATGATCCATTACAAGCTAAATTAAAAAAAGTAGACAACTTTTTATCTGCGTTTAGATCACTTGGTAAGTATACGGGTCTTGGTTATCAACTTACGTCAGAAGCACGAAGAGAAATAAAAGCAAGGGCGAGAACAATAGAAAAATATTTAGAATCAATAGAAAAAAAGTCATATGATTTAGCCAAAGGTTTTGAAGGTATGTATAACACAGCCACTACATCACCTGCAAGTAAAGACTATTATCTTGATCAAGTGCTCGCATATTTAAAAGGACAAATAAAAAAATCAGATTTACCAAAAACTCTTCAACAAACTGCTGAAGATTTAAATAAAGAGATGATGAATACAAAACAAATCTTTGGTGAGTTATTACCAAAAGGTGATCTTAAAAATTTTATTTTAAATAATATTAAAACATACATGAGAAAGTCTTTCTCTATATTTACAAATCCAGAATACATGCCAGACCAGAAATTAAAAGATGGTGCAAAAGCATATATATTAAACAACGTTGTAAAAAGAAACAAAGACATAAGAGAAAGTGCAATCAATACTTTAAAAACATCTAAGATGACAGATGCACAAGCATTAGATGCCATGGCAGATTCTATGGTTCACAAAATTTTAATTAACACAAAAACAGATGGAGTTGATCCGTTAAAATTATTACAGAATGTAGCTAAAAATCAATTAAGATCTGATAAACTAATTAAGACTGGAGAAGAATTACCAGATGCAATTAAAAAATTATTGGGTGAAGAAAATAATTTAAAATCATCTGTGCTACAAACAACATCACATGCAATAACTCAAGCAGTTAACAAACAGACTTTAGATAAATTAGCAAGAATAGGTTTAGATGAAGGATGGTTGTACAAATCAGAATCAGATGCAATTGCTAAAAAAGCTTTTGATGCATCAAAGATAGGTGATTTACAAAGTTTAGGTATATTAAAAAGTAGTATATCTAAATTATATGCCTCTGCAGATATGGCAAAGGCTATAAAAGGTGCACCAGGTAAATTAGATGGTTTATTACAAAGTTCTGCATACAGAAATATGCTACAATTTAAAGTAGCAACACAGTTTGGTAAAACAGTTCTTTCACCTGCAACACAAGTTAGAAACGTAACTTCTGCTAGTATGTTTCCGTTAGCTAATGGCCATATTGGTGGTAGATCCTCTGTAACAGAATCTATTAGAATGGTTATAGATGATATATTTGGTGCAGGTCAATTAATTGATGAGACTAAATTTATAAAAAATTTAGAAAATAAGATACGTCTTGGTGTTATTGATGAAAACATTGTAGCGTCAGAATTAAAAGCCGTACTAAAAGATATTAAAGCTGGTGCAAAAGTTAAGAACATGGACAGTTTACTTGCAAGACTAGCAGAGTCGAGAATGTTAAAAACAGCCACAAGGATATACGCTGGAGGTGATAACTTGTGGAAGTGGTATGGCCACGAATATGTAAAATCACAAATGAAATCTATCTACAAAAACGTAGATGATATTGCACGATGGACCAAAGAGATTGTTGGTAGAGATTTTGACAGAGTCAATACGTTTACAGGTAAACTAAAAACATTTGATGAAGCTTTAGATGAAGCAGCTGCATGGCAGATAAGAAACACATATCCAACATACAGTAAAGTACCTGAAGTTATACAAAATTTAAGAAAGCTACCATTTGGTAACTTCGTATCGTTTCCTGCAGAGATGATTAGAACAACATACAACATATTAAGTTTAGGATTAAAAGAAGCTACATCATCAAATGCAAATCTAAGACAGATGGGTTACAGGAGATTAATAGGTTCACTAGTTACTTTAGGTGGTGCAGAAAAAGCCGTATCTACGATAGGTCAAAACTTAACAGGTGTAACTATGGAACAGATAGATGCATACAAAAGAAGTTTATCAGCACCGTGGGATTCAAGAGCTGCAATTATACCAATTAACAAATGGAAAGATGGTGTTGGTAAAGCGATTAACTTTTCATACTTTAGTCCGTACGATGTTGTAAAACAACCTTTTGGTGCTGCATTAAAAACATTAGAAGAAGGTAAAGTAAGACAAGAAGATGCTGGTAATGTAGCATGGAATTTAATGTTAGGAGAAGATGGACCTGTAAGAAAACTTTTAGATCCATTTATATCAGAGGCAATCTTCTTTGAAAAAGTATTAGACACATTACCATCAGGAGTTGGATTCGGTGGTAGAGGTGGTGTAACTAAAACAGGGTCAAGAGTATACTCAATCACGGACGACGGACCAGACGCTTTTATGAAAAGTTTGGTGCACATCATAGAAGGTGTTCAACCAACTGCAATCACAACTGCAGGTAAACTTGTACAAGGTCTAGAGAAAGATCTTAAACGAGGTGGACAACCGGTAACATTACAAGATGAATTGCTTGCATTATTTTCAGGCATAAGAATTATAAACGTAGACGTACCAAAAGCGATGCAGTTTAAAGTGACAGATTATCAAAAGAAATTTAGATCTGTTACACAAACAGAAAAATTATTTAGTTTAGAAAACTATCAGAACAGAGGACCACTTGTATTAGCTGATGAGTTTAGACAGATTCAAGACGAAACATTAAAAGTAAACAGAGAGTTTCATTTAATATTAGAGGATGCATTAAAAACTGGTGTACCAAAAAGACAATTGTTAAAAATTTTAAGAGACAGAAGAATATCTTATGCAAAAGCAAAAAAATTATTAGATGGTAAGAACATACCATACACAGGATTTGAAGAACGTATGAAGAAAAGAGTAAAAGAAGCACAGATAGAAGCAAAAAGAAGAGGTGAAAATGAAACTGTTAACAAAGAATATTTTTACCCTAAAAAATTATTTAGAGACATATTAAGAGAATACAAAAACAAAACTTTAAAAATAGAAGAACCAAATACAAGATTATTAGAATTAGAAAAATTTAAAGAAAGCATATCAGGTGATCAAAGTGCCCTACCTGGTCAAGAAGAAACAAGACAATTAGCTGATATACAGACACCACCATTACCAAATACACCAATGCCTATGGTACAAACAGCTAGAGCTAATGTGAATCCAAATACTAACTTGACACCAACACAAGAAGCTTTACTATCACCTGAA